GTAATGGTTCGTCTCCCTCCCTCTAATAAGTGTTACCTAAGATTACACTAAGTATCTACTAAGGGGGATCTAAGGATTAACAAAGATTCCTCTGCCTACCTGCCTTCCTACTTAACCAAATAGTTTTACTACAAAAATTTGAAGGGGTTATACGTATATAGAAAATAAATTTTTACCCGTACCCTGTCAAAAATTATAAAAAAAAGACAGTCTAACAAGTAAAACCATTGATATAACTAGTGTTTCATAATATATCTTATATTATTCTTAGTGTATTTTGTCTTATTTTTCTTGCTTGCATGTATTCATTTTTATATTATCGCTAGGGGGGTATAATACAACAAAGTGTTAAGATGAATTTACTAAGTGATACCAAGGGGTTATGAGGAATCAATAAACAAATAATTAACAAATAGCGGAAGATGTTGTTATATTAATAATCAGTTAGTAAACCAGCTAACTAATTACAAGGAGCCACAATGCCAATTTCAGCAACAAAAAATGAAGCCCACGCAATCAGCAACGCAAGGGGTCAACTTGAATCTATAAAAGAACTTTATAGAAATTATTTAGAAGCTGATTTAATTGATGATTACGACAAACAAGACGAAATCAGAGAGCAAGCACAAGAAGAAGCTTTAAGCGTAGAATTTAGAAGTGGGTGGTATTCATCATTAGAAGCAGATTTAAAGCCTGAAGAATTTAAAATATTACTTTCTTGGGGTGGGCCTGCGTGTCGGATTATCGGCAAGTTAGACGAATACAGCCAGCCAACAGATATTGAAATTCAATATCAAGATTGGGGTACACCTTGGGAGTCTTTACAGCTTAATTGCACTTATGCTGATAAAAGCCCAAACATTACAAGCGATTATGAAGCCCTTGAGTGGTTCTGTAATTGCTTCTACTTAGGGCAATAAAGAATCTTTCTTATAGGCTCTTAGGAGCCTGTAAAAGAGACTCTCAACAAGTCTCTTATTATCAACCTTACAAGGAACCAAGCAATGATTAAAATTGAATTTGATACAGGCAACGCAGCCTTTAATAATTGCGAGGGTATAGAGTCAGCAAGAATACTAACTAAACTATGTCAACATTTAGAATTTCATAGTACTGAATTAAGTAATGATACATATATCATTAAAGACTTAAACGGAAACACAATTGGAATTATGAAAACGGAAAGCGATCAAGAGCCTGAGTATGTTGAAGGCGATTTCAAGCATGCTTTACTTGATTAAATAAATTATCTAGTCAACCTAATAAACTTACCTTTGGGCGTTTACTGGGTTGACTTTTTTAATGTCTTAAATTACACTAGATATAGTCATGTTTACATGATTATTAACCAACTTACAAAAGGAGCCAAACATTAAGAGAAAAACCTATCAAACTCTCTGGGAACTAGAGAGTATTTACCATAGAGCCTGTAGGATTACAGGCTCTTCTATTGACACTGATTTCTTACATAATAAAGATCCAAAAGAATGTATATCTTTATTGAAAAGAAAGATAGTGTCTACTATTTTGAAGGTTTAACTGTGAACTTTATGGAAGAACTAGAAAAGGAAACTCAAGCTATGTTGAAGCAAATCAACATAAGAAAAATTGAGAAAACTAAAAAAGCTAAGGAACGGATAGGTGAACTAAAACAACTAATTAAATTTTGGGAGGAAGAAAAGAATTGAAGTGTCCTAAATGCGAGAGCCTAGACAGTCAAGTCTTTGATAGTCGGGTTACTCTCTCTCAACGTGGTCACAAAATAGGCAAGCCAATACCTACTTACAAAGAACAAAGAGAAGAATTTATTCCTTACATTTGGAGGAGGAGGAAGTGCTTAGCTTGTGGTCATAAATTTTCTACTAGGGAATACACAATAAAAAACCTAGTAGATTTTAATAAACAAAGCTATCTAAAAATGATAGATGAATTAATGCCTG